CCTTCGAGACCACCCATAGGACAGCCGCCCAGTAGCAACTCTTTTGACGGCAGGGGTACTCCCCGCCATGGGTGCCCCCGCTAGGCGAATTTTTCAAGCAAATCCTTGTTGTACTTGAACTCTGCACTACCTGGGAATGGTATCTTCAAGCGCGTGCAAACCAGTACGCAAGCGTGATAGCTCCGGCCTTCAGGCATCACGCCAGCGCGCAACACATCGAGCTCGCTCTTGGTCCAGAACTTATACCGCCGTGCCATCCCGCACCTCTTTGACGAATTCGCAGCGCTTGATCATCTCCAGCTTCACGACAGCAAGCACGTCGCGGACGTTTTCTGGACGCTTCCGTGCAAACTTCTCGCAGATTTCCTTGACGAACAGGTTCGGCCTGCCGTTCACGACGATGCCGACAATCGCACCGTCGACAATATCGATGTTTACCGTGTACAGATGCCCCTGAAGATTCTTGCCGTGAAAGACAATCTTCTGCTGCTTCACTGCATTTGGCTTTTGATCCTTTTTCATGTCCGGCTCCTTTTGTAATAACATCCAAGAAGATGAGACTTGACGCGCAAGTCGGAATCCCTTGGCATATCAAAAAGTTAAGACATTGTCAAATGCACGACAGCGATGCGACCCGCAACACCTTCAGGGCCGTTTTGCTGCGTTGTTTTAATTGTGCAAAATGGTTAAAATTTGCATTTTACCTAGTTAAATTTTACTATTCATAAGTTAAAATAAAGGTTAAAACAAATGCAAAAAACCTTATAAAACAAGGCTTTGCGGGCTTTTACTCGTTGTTCACGCGGTTAAAAACAAAGCCCTTCACTTGGTTAAACCGTGCGCACGATAGCTCACGAGAAACGCACGCGCAAGCAACGGGCACCAGGCACAACGCAACGCCCGCCGGTTTAACCCCGCACACCGATCACCTGAAGATTCGGCCATTGCCGAAAACGGCCCGCCGCGCCGGAATCCCACAAGCCGAAACGCCGACGAATGCGCAACGCACACGGCTCTATTTTGCCTGCAGGCATACTAGAATGCCCACGACGCGGGAAAGCCCTCAGAACGCGCGAATAAGCCACCAAACCATCAAGAGGAACTGGATGAAATGCGCTTCGGACTCCGGTCAATCAACGGATAACGCCCGCGACGATTTTCACCGTGAAAATAATTTCCGAGGTCGGAAATAATTTCCGAGGTCTGAAACTACTCGGAAACTATACAAACGCCAAAATTCGCTAAAAATCGCAATTTTAAAAAAATAATTTCCGAGGTCGGAAACCACTCGGAAACTCGAAAAATCGACTATATATTTAATTATTTAAATATAAATAGATGTATATGTTGAAAAATGAAGTAAAAGATAAAACATTTTTTCTTTTTGGTTCTTTTTCTTTTTACGGACCAAAACAAAAGCCCGCCGAAGCGGGCAGTGAATCAAGGCATTTGGCTGGCGACGCGCACAAACCAAAAAGCCCAGATCGGAACGTCACGCACCTTGCAGTCGGGTAGCTTTGCGCACTCTATCATCCATCGAATGTAATCCTGGTAATAGATGCGGAAATTGCCGAGCTTGCCCTGACGCATGGCAGGCAGACCGTCACGCAGCCACGAATAGACCGAAGCAGTCGAAACACCTTCCTTGGCGGCAAGTTCCTTGGGCGAATAATAGCCCATGTCGGGCTCTGCAATCTCGGCCTGCTTGCGGTCTACGACAATACAGTAGAGCATTCCGGACACAGACCACCATCCATCTTGTCGTCGCGTTCGGAAAGCAGTTCAGCACCGCCATCGAGCTCCTTCGAAATCTCGCTCTCAGCCTTAGTCATCGCGGCAATGGTAAGCTTTTGCACCTGGTCGCTGCTAAGACCAAGCTGAACAGCTTCTTCCGCAATCTGGATGTGCTCACGCAACCACATCCGGAAAGATTTCATACAAGTGCGACGGGCCTTGCAGTAGGCCACTTCCATTTCTTCGGCTGTCATGTTTTCTCCTTCGTGTTGGTATTGATTCCCAGGTCTTCCAAGAACCGGCTTGTCGCTTTCATGACGCGGTTCAGGTAGATTTCTTCGTGTTCGGCGAAGACCTCGCCAAAGAGCTCGTAATCTGTAATGCCGAGCCGTTTCAACTCGCGGATAATGTCGTAGGTCGGCGTGTTGGTGCCAGCCGCCCACTTGTACACGGTTTCAGGCTTTACGCCAAGCTTTTTTGCGAGCTCTTTCAGGCTCATGCCCTTGCGGGCTGCAAATTCCTTTATTTTCAGCATGGTTTTAATATAATAAAGTTTTTGTATAAAAAATACAAGTTTTTGTAAAAATTAAGAAAAAAAATATAAATATTGATATAAAAAGTATTATATTTCGTAAATATGAAAGACGACCTGGAAATATTTGGCTACATTTACGCAATCGTAAAGGCCACGACAGAAAAGGGCTTGCCGATAGAGCAGGCCCTCGATAAAATCAAGAAAATTCTTGACGAGCGGAACTAAGCTTTCATCCTTGAATCGATGTATGTTAGCCCAGCAAGACCAAACGGTCTCGAATTCTCACGGCCACTTACGACATCCCTTGCAGCAGCAACCAGTCCAGCTTTCCTTCCGTCATCAGCAACTTTGAAAAAGGAATTTACCATCTTTTTGAATTCTTGCAAATCAACGCTCATTTTCCTAGAAACCTTCGCCAACACTTCATCGGAACAATCCGCTCCATTCGACACCAAGTAATCACAAATAATTTTTCTCTTTGCCGAAGTAAATGATGAATCAGCCTTTCCAAGATACAACAGAATAGAAAGTTCCATTTTGTAATCTTCAATCAATTTCAGCGCGCGCCCAGAATCGCTATCATTAAAAACTTTAAGAACATGGTCAGCAAAGCTGCCGTCTTCGACAGATAGAATCTTGCTAAAACCAACATTCATTTCATTGCCTTTTGAATCAATGACCTTTATATAGAATTGGTCCACTTCGTAATAGGAAGACAATATTTTCCCAAAATAAAAAACATCTTCAACAACGCCGTTTTTGTACGTAATTATTTTTGCGCGCAGCCTTTCATTCAATTCAAAAGAATGAAGATTTTCAGGGAGTTTCGGCACAATAACATAAGCAGTGTCGACCCATTCTTCATAATCAATTTTATCTGGAATTTCATTAAGTTCCAAATCATGTACATCGGCGCTCTTTTGTTCGAAAGACTCATCAGGTTTATCTTCTACTGGCTCAACATCTTTTTTCACGTTAAGCCTTTTAGACAAAAAGCGAATTGCAAGCGCAATGGGAATCATGATCGCAACCAAAACAACTGTTAGCAACAATGAATTTGGCTCGCCCTTTACAACTTCAACAACCGAGAAGATAAAACATATAGCAAGAACCAGCTCTACAAAAAGCAGAATGCAGCTAGCAACGTTTAAAAAGAACTTGACCATATACCATTCCCCTTTTCTAAATAAGGCCCTCTTTTTTCAGCTCCTGGATTGCTTTATAAACACCATCTTTAAACACGCCTTTTTCGAACAGGCTGTTTTGTTCAGATCCAAATTCATTTACACGCTTGATTTGATACAGGTCTATGTCAAAAAGCTCTTCGACAGTCATGCCAAGCTCTAGAAGTCTTTTACAATACTTATAACTCGGAACACCAATGCCAGAACACCAACGGCTCACATTTTGCGAAGTCGTTTCCAATATGGCGGCCAGCGAAGTCTGATTCAGGCCTTTTCTAGCAAAAAAGTTGTCAAAATTCATAATTCCAACGCAGAATTTAAAAAATATATAAAAAGTTTAAAGATTTTTTCAAAAAACTATTGACATTCCAATTCTAAATTGATATATTCAAATTAAGAATTTCATAATTCCAATTAAAAATTGTAAAAACAACGGTTAAATCATGGCAGAACAAAGATATGTAGCAATAGACAACGCAGCCGTAAAAAGAGCCGAAACTTACATCGCCGACACAAAGCGCGACAAGGGTATCAGGCTTTCTATCGGAAACGTGTTTGCGCTGGCTCTCGACAAAATGCTTGAAAACGAAACTGCAAAATCGGGTACAGGCGTATGACATGGCACGTCCAAGGAAAGAAATCGCAACAACCATAATGGTCGAAATCATGAGCCTTGTAACACATCTTCTAGGAATGACTGACGAACAGATCGGCGCTTGGATTAGGAAGGCCGTAAACGATTGTCTTGAAGGCTGCGTCCGCGAAGACGTCGACGACCTTGTAAGAGAATGTTACGAAAGGTCTCTTGAAGCGATGCGCAAAAAGCAAGATACAGACGCGCAAACATACCGCCGCCGTCTCGAACGGCAGCACAAAGCTTTAAGCTCTGGTAAACCTAACACGATAAGCACAAACGACAAGACCGCTGAGGCTACGACCCAGAGCGCAGGCGGATCCTGCGCAACCAATTACAGCCTGCAGGAAGCCTCCACCCGTAAGGACGAGGATGAACTTACATACGCCGGAAACGGTGCGCTTCGGAATCTACCACCTTCCTGCAGGCAAAATTTTACGGCAGATGTCCCTACCCGCGAGGATGGGGAATTCAAATCCGACAGAGGTGACTCTGGCAACCTGGAATCCGCTACATCTGCCACCAAATCGGATACCACACTCTGTCCTGAGATAAGCACAGAAAAAGCCAGCAAGGAAGGTGGGGACACCCGCGAGGACTCCCAGGATAGTAAATCGGGAACACCTTCCTTGCTTCCCTTTACGGTCACCACAACCCGGAATCAGCTTGCAGGGGAAACTACTCCTGAGAGTCAAGATAAGACCAGTTTACCGGTTAGCCTTGCCGGTAATGCCCCTGCAAGCACTTCGGGCGTGAAAAAGCCATACGGGACTTGCGGTCACGTGATGCTTACCGACGAGGAAGGTCACCACTTGCGCGAGGTGTACGGCGAAAACCTCAGAATCGCCATCGACATTCTCGACGCGTACATTGAAAACAACGGCAAGGCCGCCAAGCGCTACAAGAACCACGCGGCCGTGATGCGCAAGGGAAACTGGGTGTGGCGCAATGTCCAGGAAATGAAGAGGCTGGAAAACTCCGCAAACCGCTCCGGAAAGAGCTTCAAGCAGCAAGACCGCGACCATCAATCCGAATTGCTGCACACCAGCCTTTTCGCACCGTCCATCGGAAATAAGAGGATTGCAAATGGCTGACAAACTGCAAAAGAAAATCAACGAACTTGCACGAGCTTTGAAGGTGCAGGCCATCGAGCTCTTGATCAAGGAAGACTGCTTGCAATACAACACGGAAATCCCTGAACACGACAAGTTGCTTTACATGGTCGAAGAAATCTACCGTCTGCCGGTATGCACCAAGAAGCTCCGCGACCTTTTCGAAGCTGCGCACGAAATGCACGAGGAAAAAGGCATGTTTCCGCAAGTTGCCCGCGTCGGCGACCTGAAGCTTGTCGCCACCCATTACGGAGACTTTACCGGCGAAGGCGAACGCTATACGTGGATGCCGCGCATCAACGACGAGCGCATGAAGATGATGCCCGCGTTCCTGCAGCTCGACGCCATCTACAGGCGCGAGAAAAAGGCCATCGCGCCAATCGACGAAGATTGCATCGAGAGCGAGGCCATGAAGATTGTCAACGAAGTTGCACAGAATTTCATCGGAGGATAGATGTCAACGAATATTTGCACTTTTTGCGGCCGCCTGGGCGACAACCCGGAAATCACGCAGTTGCCGAACGGCAAGGAAAGGGTCCGCTTTTCCATCGCTGTCGACCGCAATTACAAGCGCGACGACGGCACCAGGCCCTCGGACTGGATTCCGGTGGTCAAGTGGGGCTCGGCCGAATACGTGCGCAAGACGAATCTCGGCAAAGGCGACAAGGTGGTCGTTTCCGGATCCATCGAAATCCACCAGTGGACCGACCAGGAAGGCAAGCAGAAATGCAGCTTTTCGCTGAACTGCACCGGAATCGAACTTGTCCAGAAAAAGCAAAGCAAGAAGGACGAGGCTGCGAACGCGGCAGCGGCCGCAGCACAGCAGGGAACTTTGGAAGACGACGATTTGCCGTTCTAGGAGAAAGACCATGAAGAAACTTTTCTATGTCGAAATGAAGAACAGCGCCGGTGAATACGAACCGCTCGGCGTGATGACGATGGAAGACGCGTTCAAGCACGCATGGGCCCACGACCACGCCACGGTCAAGTTCACCGAGGTTCGGGCACTCACGCCAGCCGAGACCCGCTAATCGAAAAGGTGCAGCCATGAAGAAGCGCAAGAGCAGATTTGCAGACAGGGTCGTGACGCCAGAAATGGTGCGAGAAGCATCGGCGCGCCACAATTACTGGCTTGCATTCGAAAAGCTTTGCGAGAAGCTTGGCCGCACCAGGGACTTTTTCAGGCTGGTCCGTCGCCGCGATCCGGAAGCGACGCTTGGCGAAATCTACGAATTCAAGCGCAAGATGACCCGCCTGCTGGCTTTCAACTACGATGTGCACCGCCGTCCGGACCCGTGCCTGAACAAACGGCTCTATGGCGACGAGCCGCTAATCTACCCGCCCGAATGGAGACCGTGATGGACGTTATCAAGATGTATGCGACAGCCGAACGCGGCAACTATTTCGTGTCCGTCGTCATCGATGGCGAATTCGTGACGGGAGCCCAGGCGATAGGCCCCGCGCCCGACAAAATCAGGCACATCTGCGAATACTTCAGCAGCCAGCCGGTAAAGGTCAAGAGCGGGCCAGTCGATGCCATCAGGAGCGAAATGGTAAAGTGCGGAAAGTTCATCGGGGAACTGAAATGAACGCAGCCAACAGGAGCTACCTAAGATGCGATTTCTGCAAGTTCACGAAATGGTGCGTGCGCATGAAGAACGGCAAATGGCTGTGCAGCGCGTGCCTACGGACGGACTTGACGGACAAAGAGAAGCTTGGAAAAAGGATGCACCCATTTAGAGGGAATGACGAATGAACGAAGAAGAAATCAAGAACTTGCCGACCGTGATGGTCCTGGGCAAGAAATGCTGGAGCCCTGCGACGTGCGCGAAAGTGATCGGAGTCAACCGCAACACGGTCATAAACTGGGCCCGCAAGACCAAGAAGGGCGAACTGAACATGCCGATGATTTCGGCACCAGTGGCCCGCGCAAAAATTTACATACCAGTCGACCCATTCATGAACTGGGTGCGATACGGAGAACAGAACTAACAACCCGCAAAAAGGAACCAAAATGACGAAACCCGCAAAAACCCACGAAAGTCTGTACGAGAAGACTTTCCTCATGATCAACGTCGCGTCAATCGACGAGAACGACGAAAATCCGCGTTCGAGCATCGAAAACATTGACGACCTGAAAGCCAGCATCAAGGCGCACGGCCTTCTGCAGCCTATTGTAGTGCGCGACGGACTCCCGAACCACCACTGGAAAGTGATTGCAGGCTCCCGCCGTTTCAGGGCCTGCAAGGAACTCGGAATGGGTGCCGTGCCGTGCTATGTCATCCACGTAGACGACGAGAAAGCATTCGAGCTCGCCACAGCCGAGAACGTCGTTCGCGAGAACATGACCGCCGTCGACGAGGCAAATGCAGTCGCGAAGCTGTTTGCGCAAGGAAAGGGCCGCACCGAAATCGGCGCGATGTTCGGCAAGTCCGCACGGTGGGCCGAAGGCCGTCGGCGCATCGTCGAGCTTGGCGACAAAGCCATGAAAGCGCTTGCAGCCGGTAAGATTAACCTGGGCCACGCCGAAGTGCTCACGATGTGCCCCAAGGAAGACATCGAAAAGTGGCTCGGCATGGCGCAATGGCGAAGCCCCGAAGAACTGAAGCGCGCCATCATGAACGAAAAACCGCTCCTGGAAAAGGCACCGTTCAACGCCAAGAAAGTCTGCAAGAACTGCGAGAACCGCAGCGACTGCCAGCGCGACCTTTTCGGCGACGTGCAGAATTCCTACTGCCTGAACCGCGAATGCTTCGAAAAGAATGTCAAGAAAGCCGTCAAAACCATCCGCAAGCAGCTCACGGCAAACGGCTACACCGAAGTTCCCGAAGACGATTACAACGCCGCAATGTACGGATGGAGCGGATATTGCCAGGTGGACGACGAAGACGAGGACAACCAGAAGACCATCGAAGAACTCAAGGCGAAGGGTGCAAAGCCGATGTTCTGGATTGACGAAGACACTGCAGAATATGGCGTCGTGTACAAGGACGATTCCAGCAACAGCGACGACGATGGAGATGCCGACGCCGACGACAACGAACCGAACGGCACGGACAATTCCTGGCGCTCGATCATGAACGGCATGGACTGGGACCGCCGTTCCAAAATCAAGGAAATTGCCAGCAAGGAAGAGAAGCGCATCTTGGAAGACAAGCTGAAGGCTGTTTTCGGGATGCAGGCACCCGCCACCAAGGCGTTTATTTTGGCCGCGCTCGACAGATGCTACACCGACGAGAACGGCGAAGAAATGAGCTACCTGAAGGACCACGCCCAGGCAAGCGCAGATTTCCTTGACGAAGTTGCTGCCGCGCTCACCGAAGGCTATGAAGGCGTTGACAGCGAAATCCGCGAATACCTCGAAATGGACAGCCGCGAAGATTTCGAGCGCCGTGCAAACGACGAACTCGGCGAAGACTGGAAGCCCGAAGACGAAAAGGAAGACGACAACGACAACAGCGAGGAAGAAACTGATGAATAACGAATTGATGATTGACATCGAGACGACCGGAAACAAGGTCGGCTGCAAGGTGCTCAGCCTGGGTGCGTTCGGCTTCGACAAGCACGGCAACCAGGTGGAATTCTACCGCCGATTTGCCATCGACAAGCAGGCAGAAGCCGGACTGTCCGACGACCAAGCAACGATGGAGTGGTGGAAAAAGCAAAGCGAACAGGCTCGCAACGAAGCTTTCAGCGGCACCACGGACCCGGCCGAAGGAATCGGAGAATTCAGGCTTTGGTTCTTTGAAAACTTTGCGACCGGACGCTTCGACAATTTCCGAGTGTGGTCTTGCGGGCTTGATTTCGACTTCCCGATCTTGCAGAACTTCATGCGCGCGTTCCGCTTCAGCTTCCCGTGGCAGTTCTGGCAACAGTACGATTACAGGACCATCAAGAACCTTTTCCCCTTTATCAAGGAAGACGAAGGCAACGTCCTGAAGCACACGGCGCTCGAAGACGCCAAAGCCCAAATGCGAGGGCTCCGGAGCTTCCTCACGAAGCTTTACCTGGCCCGCAAAAACGGAACAATCAACTTCTAAAACGCTTGGCAGGGAAAGGCTCCGCACCTTTTCCTTGCCAAGTCTTTCTAAGGCAACGATGTCAAGCAACAAATACAAGTTCCTGGAATCCGCCTGGCTGTGGACCGTGGCAATAATCTTCTCGATCGCAGGAATCGCGGCATTCGCATTCTGGATTTACGGAATCGTCAACTTCATCAGAGGATTTTTCAATGGGTAGACGCAAAAAGGAAACTTTCTACCAGTTGCTGCAGCGCCGCATCCGCGAGCACAACGAAGCCGACCAAGCGAACGACGCCAAGGCCACGGCAGCGGCCGAACCAGAAAAAGGCACTGACAACGCAAGGCACTGCAGAACGTACCGCGACCGGCACCCAGACAAGGTAAAAAACGCAACGCAGAAATGGCTTGAAAACTTCAAGCAAGAACACGGCATGGGCTACTCAACTTACTACTACAGGAAAAAGCACGGTTTACTATGATCCCGGCAGACAAGAGAAAATTTCGCATTTGCGGCAACAAGGACAAAAAGACAATCGCCGAAATGAACCTCGACGAGCTCCGCGTGGCCGAGAAGCATTTCAACATGATGAGCTGTGCGGCCGGTTACGGTTTCGACGCCACCATGCAAGATTACTGGTGCGGAGCGGAGAATCTTTGCCGCACCCGCATCGACGAACTGGAGAAGAAAAGATGAAAAAGCTAGCAAGAAAAATCATTTACAACTACGTGTTCAAGAGGCTCGTCGCATGGTTTAAAGGGGAACTGGTCGACCAGGAACTGACAGACGCAATTTACACCCACGACATTTACTACGACATTCCAGAATCGATGTCGAATGAAGTAAAAGGATGTTTAAAATGGCCGAACTTAAAGCATACAAAATAGTTTTGTCCACCGAAAGCGAAACAGTTGGCAGAGTCGTTTACTCCAAAAAAGTTTACGACCAGGCCGACGTCGACAAATATATTGCCGACTTGCAATCCGAAATTGAACGGCTGAAAAAGAGTCAAGAATCTTCCAGCAAAATCTTTGACCATGTTAACGAAGAAAGAATTGAATGCCAAAAGGAAAATTTCATCATCAAGCGCGCCTTGTGGCTGGCGAGGGCTGAAAAGGCGAGAACATCTGCGTGGGTGTTTTGGAATAGAAAGGATGATTACAATTATAACAAATGGAAAAAAGTAGAGTTCAAATGCCGAGTGAAAGCGGAGGAGTACAAATGAAAAACTTATTAAGAATTACGGCAATTCTCAACCTGTTGATCGTTGTATTAGCCTTCATTTGTGTAGTCATCGGGGCAATAACTAAAGATTACCATTTACTCGCTCCAAGCGTAGCATTGGTTCTAATATCAATTTCCCCGGCTGCGATGATGCTTGCGTTGTGCAACGATTTCAAGGATGGCAAGCGATGAAAGAATTGACTCTAGTCATTTGTTTGTGGATTTTGATTCTTATGACAGACTTTGAAAAAGAAAATAAGCAAGCCAGAGCCGAAGTGAAAGAAGCGCTGGAACTGGTCAAAAAGGCTAATGCTATGTGTAAGGAGACTAAATGACGTGCCAATTTTGCAAAAATTCAAAACCGCTTTTTGAAAGCAAGCACACAGAAGTTTTTCTGTGCAAATCAGAATCAACAGGAAAGCCATCAATCGACATCATGCAGGGCGCTTACCATCTGGTTCTTGAAATCAATTTTTGCCCGAAATGCGGTCACAAACTCTAGGAGAAAATGGATATGGCAGAAACTGTTTTTAGATGTATCACTTGCAATGCTGAAATGGCTGATTATCGCCATAAACAATTTCCAATTTGCAATGAATGCCTGAATATCATCAAGAGGCTTATAGTAGACAAGAAGTTGGAAGACGCCGCCGCAAAAATTGTCGCAAAATTTGACAGAGGTAATTCATGAAAAAGCTTCTTAAACTTTACAAAATGTTTTACAGGCTGCTCCGCCTGAAAGCTTGGCAACGCCGTGAAATAGAAAATCACGAAAAATTTGTTTGCCATTTACAAATCGAAAAATGCCTTAAAGAATTTTTTGACTTAAAAACAATTTTCAATGATTACAAAAAAGTAATGATTCAGCACCGAATTCATTCACCAGCCGAATTGTTTCGCGCGCTAGAAAATCAACCAGTAAAAGAAGATTTGACGAGAACCGAATTTGTCGCACTGCGAAGCGAACTAGAAACACAATACGACAATGAAGAAATTCGAAAACAGTTACTACTGGAAGGCTATAATGAAAACACGCCATACTTCAAGCTCAATCTTCAAAATACATTAAACGAAATAGAGCAAGGGAAACCGAACAGGAGAAACAAGGAATGAACTGGGAATCCTTAATCGCACAGCGCACAGAAGCGCACCGTGACACATACAAGCCATGCACCATCAAAGACGCCTGCGAGCGCAACATCAAGCTCACCCGCCAGGCATACGAGCAAACCGAAGCGGCCAAAGCCAAGCACCGCGCCTGGGCCAAGACGCCTGCAGGCAAGGCAAGCTCGAAGCGCCGCACCGAAAAATACCGCAAGGCGCATCCGGAGCGCGTCAACGCAAAGTCGCGCCGCTTTTACGCCAGGCACAAGGACGAACCGGAATTCAAGGCACGCAAGCGCGAATATGGCCGCCGTTACCGTCAGGCACACCACGACGAGCGCCTGGCATACGAACGCAAACGCCGTGCCTTGCACCGCGAAGAAATCCGCGAATACATGCGCCAATGGAAAATCGCGCACAGCACCGGCAAAAGCCAGTTCGCTTGCAAAGCCTACACAATCACGCTGCACGACATCGGCCAGATGACCGTGCACATCGTCACCACAAAAGCCGCATGAGGGAATATGCCAAACAAAAACGAAAATGACAAACCGCTTTTGCGCATGATCTGCGAGAGCGTCGGGAAACTTACCGAACACGTCTGCGAATGCCTGCCGAAGCTCACCGACGCCTATTGCCGATACGTCGACACCATCGTCAAGGACAGCGAAGAAGTCCGCGCCGCACAGAAGTCGGCAGAGGAAGCCCGCAAGAGATTCTTCGAATCGACAAAGGGGAAAATATGCTAGACGAATGCAGGCCCGCCGCCGATTACATTATGGCCCACACGTCCAAATTCCACGAGCGCACGGTGCAAGACATCAAGCCCGAACAGTTGCTGAAAACCTGTTGCCGATGCGGCCGCCGGTTCTTGAAATGGCAGATGGCGCACGTCGGCGACGAAACTTACAAATGCGTTCAATGCCTGGGGATTGCCTAATGAACATTATTCTATCGATAAAGCCCAAATGGGCCGAGAAAATCTACAGCGGAGAAAAGACGATCGAGTGGAGGAAAGGCGAGCCGAAACTTGCCAGGAACAACGGCGCGACAGTCTACATCTACGAGACCGCACCTGTCGGCAAGATTACAGGCTTTTTCCAACTAAGCAAAGACCGTTTCGCAGCACCGACATTTCACCTTGTATGCTACAAGAAAATCGAATCTGAGGAAAAACTTTGCAGTTATGATAAAAAGATTATTGCCAAGGGATGCGTCCCTTTTAACGACCTTGTAAAATACCAAGGTAAAAACCAATGGGTCATCGGCTGGCAGATTCACAATTTAGGAAAGTTTCCTATCCCGATGAAGCTCGAAGAATTCGGCTTGAAGCGACCGCCGCAAAGCTGGCAATACATCGAAGAAGAAAAGACGCCGTTCTGAGCGTCTTTTTTTGTAAACAAAATTTTTACACGTTTTTATAAAATTCCTCTTGCTTTTTGTGTGTAAAGTGTGTATATTATAGACGTAAACAACAAACAAGCGAGGCTTAAAATGAAGACTTTCGAAATCGGCAAAACCTACTACTACAGATTCGCATGCTCCAGCGACACCATCGTAAAGTGCACCGTCACCAAGCGCACCGCCAAAACCATCACCTTCACGGATGACAGTGGCGAAACCATGACACGTCGCATCTACATCAGCGACGACGCCGAAAAGGTTTCCGTCGAACACTACAGCATGGCTCCGACCCTCAGCGCAGCCCGCACCGTCGAAGCTCTTGAAGAAGCACAGAACAAGGCTCAGGCCGCCAGGGAAGAAGCCGAAAAGAAGGCTGAAGAAGAACGCAAGACCGCCCGCGAAACCACGCAGAAGGTCACCGAAAGCGCCATCGCCCTCTACACCGCCATGCACCCGGTTAAAGAAGGCAAGCCGACCGTCAAAATCGGCAAGTCCGAAATGCACGGACTTCCCGGCTGCTTCGAAGAATACATCGAAGTAAGCCTGCAGGCCGCCGACAAGATCCTGGGCACACTTGACATGTGGCAGCACCAAGTTCGCGAAACCAGCGACTGCTTCGGATATTACCACAAGACCGACTTCATCATCACCTACACCGAGAACGGCGAAGCGAACACATACGAAGGCCGCTACGACATCGGCGACGGCGAAGGCGGACTCCTGAACCACATCCGCAACCGTGGCGAATGGTACAGGACCCACGAAGAATTCGGCAAGGAAAAGGAAACTCCGGACGAAACGAACGACATCCTGGAATTCGTGAAGAAACTGGAAAAGGCCGCCTAAAACAAGAGCCAGGAGAAACCCTGGCAAACCTTTTAATTTTCACAAGGAGCAAATTATGATTTACGATTTTACGCAGCAACCGCCGCGAATCCTTATCGACGAAAGCGACGGGCACCTCGTGGACCGCAGAATCGTCGACAATCTCAGAAACGGGAATGCTATATTTTACAGTACAGACGAAAACGGCCACGCCGTTCCGGAATTCAACAAGGAGAGCCGCAATGCCTAGACCGCTAGAACGTGAAAAACCCCTGCAGCGCGTGAACATCATGCTGGACTGCGAGGCCCTGGAAAACGCCCAAAGGGCAGCCGCACTGGTCGGCGTTGAACCATCGATCGTCGGAAGCAATAGCGCTTTCATCCGTTGGCTAATTGACGAATACAACAAAAGCTCCATAATGCCGAAGCTTACATCAGCATTAAGGCACATTTGCGAAAAACCAGAATTCAAAAAAGCAATGAACGAATCAATAGAATCCAACAAAGAACTAAAGCAAGCGATTTCAAACCTAAGCAAGCAGAAAAAGCGCAAAAAATGAGCCTTTACGTCACCACCAAAAAGTAACCACTTTTGAGAAATCCCGCGCCGTTGCTGGGCTCGGTAATAGCAGCGGACTCATAACCCGCTGGTTCCCGGTTCAAGTCCGGGAGGTCCCACGAAAACCCCGTAGCCACTAGGGCTGCGGGGCTTTTCCTTTATTTTACAGCGCCTGCCGCGAAAAATTTATAGTTTTCTGTTTGCACAATTTGCACAATTAAAATATTTTAAAATATTGTTGCAAAAACTGCCTAGATACCAAAAAGACACCACCGACCGGCACCAGAGGTCACCACTTTTTCAGGAGCGAATCATGGCCACGACGTACTCGATCCAGCAGCGAAAGAAGGCCCAGGGAATCATGACCTGGTATCTGAGGACGTGCCGCGACGGCAAGCAGACATTCGAGAGCTTGCACACGACCAAGAAGGGCGAAGCGATGCAGATTCTTCAATCGCTCCGGACAAAGCTCGCAATGCCCACGGCCCCGAATTCTGCCGACAAGGGCATCGACGAAATGGCCCTCGACTGGCTCCGGCAGATCGACGTGGCTTTCGGCAGTGACGGCCGGACCTACATGGCTTACGTTTCGCGCATCAAGAAGTGGCGGGTATGGTGCCGCGAGAACGGCGTGCGCAAGCATTCGGAATTCACTGCAGAGGAAGCTTACAGGTTCGTGCAGCAGCTTGCCGCAAAGCTATCGCCGAAGACCGTCCTGGAAATCGTGAAGGTCGTCAAGAAGTGCAGGGAATGGAATATCGACACATTCGACCTGAAAGATTTCAATCCGTTCAAGTCGGTCAAGACGCCGAAGCTGAAAAACGGCCGCAAGGAATTCTGGACCAGCGAGGAATTGAAGAACATTCTTGCAGCAGCCCCGTCGCCTTCATTCCGTGCGCTGTGGGGCCTCATGGCATACGCAGGGCTACGATTTAGCGAGGCGCGCAATTTACGGGCTCAGAACGCACAGAACGGCGTCATTCGGGTCATTAACGGGAAAGGCGGCAAGGACGCCGAGCTTCCGATCTCGTCGAAGCTGTCGGCGCTCATAGGGCCATACCTGAAAAACGACGGACTCCTGATTCCGGAAAAAGACGTGCCTCTCCGGAGCGACCACGCCATCATCGGACTAAAAGTCGCTTGCGGCATCGCGGGCATCACGACCGGCGAAATAAGCCATCACAAACTGAGGCACAGCTTCGCAAGCGAACTGTTGCGCAAGCAGACTAACCCGCGCACGGTCCAGGAGCTGATGCGGCACAGTTCCATAGACACGCTATTCAATTACTACGCGCACGTGTTGCGCTCCGACCTGGCAGACGCCGTCGAGAAGATATAAGAAAGCCCGCGATTCACGCGGGCCTTCTAGTCTCTACTCGCACGCTGCAAGGCGACTACGGATGCAGCGCAAAGCCATTTACACTGTTGGCTCAGGTTCTTATGTTGGCACCCACCGAATTTACGTGCCTGGTATGTAGCCACGAATAAATATACATTATTTTCAAAAAGTCCGAATAAAAAAAAGTCTCATCTAAAAAGAAGACGGCCGGCATCACTGCCAGCCGCCTGTTTTTTAGCAACCGCTAAACCATGCCAGGGATGGTTTTCGATGCCTTCGCGGCCATCGATTCGCCATTGCTCGGCATGATTTCAGTCAGGCATCGAACGCTCTTGAGCACGTCCTTGATGCCGTCGAGAACCATGTGGTCCTTGATGCGGCCGCCATCCTGGTCAACCTGATCGTTCAAGTCTTCAAGGTGACGGCAGAGCGTCTTTTCGGTCCGCTCCAGGACCGCCTTCATTCTGTCGTTCATTGTGCAACCTCCTCGACACCCTGCATCTTCGCAAGAAGGGCCGGAACGTCGTCCGCAGTGAATGAAAAACCAAAATAGCTGACTTTCGGCACATTTGCGAACGCCATGTCGAGCGCAGCCTTTGCGGAATCAAGATTCACCATGTTGTCGACGAGGATTCCGGACATTTCCATCCACGGCTTGACTTTGTTCACAAGCGCACCAGGATTGCTTTTGAGCGCTCCGAGAGCAGCGAAACCGAGAAAGCGGTCGCTCATCTTCGGGATGGTTGCAACCTGGTCGGCCATGAAGCCGATGAAGCCGTCTACGGCTTTTTCGAGCGAAATCTGCATGGACTACCTCTTTTTACGAGGCTTGCGCCGTGCTGGTGGAGGTGGCAGGGGTAACGGTTCCGCTACCGGCTGCGACGGGCGGGACGGGCGGAAAGGGACTCACGAACGCGGGACCCCAACCCGGAGCGACAGCGAAGTTCGGCACGAACGGAGCGCTGATGCGGTTGACGATGTTCTGCAGGCCAGCAATGCGGTCGCCGAGGATCTGGTCGCGCAGCGGGTCGGTCTTTTCGTCGGCAAGCACGCGGGCTTCGAGATTGGACACGCGTTCGGTGAGCGCGGCAATCTTGTTGTCGGAATACTGCTGCGCCTTGAGCAAGGCGATTTCGTTGTCCTTCTGGGACAACTGGTAAATCGGGCTCGTGGCCGGATTCTGGTTGCCGAAGAGGCCGCCAAGGCCGTTGCCGTTGAGCACGCCGCTCGCGAGAGCGGTGCCGACGACGCCGAGAGTGAGGCCAGCGGTGCCGACGCCCTTGCTGGCATAGTCGTTGTTTTCGTAGGTAGCCATGAACTATCTCCTTTTGGTTTGGGATAAACGAAAACCGCCGGGAGTTTCCCAGCGGTCTTTTCCAAATCTACAGAGATAGTCGCGCCCGAAGGCGATTTTGAAAAATTCTTATAAATTTAGTTGCAAGTCAGGATTTTTAACGCTCGCCAACTTTTTGTCCGCAGAACGGGCAGAACTTAATTTTTATAGAGTGTAAGGCAAAATCCCAATTATCTCTTCGAACGGCGATTCTGCACGTGCTCATAAGCCGAAACAGATCCTCGCCATCCCCAAAATCAGCTCCCGCCTGTAAACCGTCTATATGGTTAGTCTTACAATACTTACACATAAGTCATCTTCCTAGTTTTCGCCAGAACACCGAATTACAGCGTCGCGTCGATGATAATGAGTTTTGTCACGTTGCGGCAGAGCATCGTGACCATCGTTTCGGCCTTCGTGGATTCCAGGAGCGACGGCTCCGCAGTCGGCTTTACGTAGTTCCGGCCCATGCCCACGAGGATGCAGCCGGAGCTCGACGCCACGGTGTTGCCAACGTGGATGCGGATTCCACGAGAAGCCGGGACGCTCTTGCTAAACAGCAACGGCAGTTCGCGCTTGAATTTCGGACTTTTGGAGTTTTCGATGTTGTAGCCACCCGTCGGAATAGCTTTCGCAGCGTTTTCGAGCGTGTAGCAAATAAACGTATCATTCAGGAAAAGACAGCCTTGGACAGCCTTTTCCGTAGCCTTTTCGCGCACAAGAATCAGCATCTGCATTCCTCCACATTTTTGAGCGAGCTCATGAATTCAAGATTTCCGAATTTATTGTCACCCCAATGCGACTTCGCGCCGAGCTGCAAAGCAAAGTCGATAATACTTGCCTGGAAGCGGTTGTTTCCAGCCTCGCGAAGCCCGCCACGGCAAAGCGCGTCGGAATCCTCGCGATCAAACATTAAATAACCTTTCTTCTGATAAAGGTCGTCATGCAGAACGAAGACGGCGTTCTGCATGTTGTTTTTCGGATCGTAGGACTTGACGCGGATGATTTTCTGGGCAATCCAGGGAATGCTGCCACAGTTGCTGATATAGCCCTCGCGGATCTCCCACAGGAACTTCCCGCGACTGGTGTACAACAGCATCGCGAAATCCTTCTCGAATGCGATGACGTTGTCGCCTTTAAGTTTCCCCTGGGCCACCTGAAACGGCTTCAGGATCTCGGCCCGCTGCAGAATCACTCCCGCCATGTCTCACCACCTCTCTTTTCCAGTCTTCAACACCGAAGAATCTCTTGCCCGCCAAAACGACAGCGACGACAAAGCTCAATGTCAGAAGAAAACCTATCACAACGGCCGGTCCTCAGGAACGTGTGCTCGCTTTTTCGTGCCCGATATATACTTGAATTCGCCAAGAATTTCTCGCAGCAAGCCGTTCGTTTCCGAAATCTTGTCTTCAAGTTTGTCGAAACGTTCGTCACCCTTATCCAACCGCGCCGACATGAATTCGTCTTGCTTTTCTAGGACAGAAATTCGCACGCGCAAATCTTCGGTTTCACGGTCACGCGACAGCTTTGTCTTTTCGCGGTCAGCCTTGATGCCGCCAACCTCGGAACGGGATTTGATGTAGGTCGCAACCGCGCCGAGCACGCTCGCCAACCCCATCAAAACAGCAATTATCGCAGCAAGAAGTTTCGGGTCCATAATTTTACAACGGATTTTTAATCAAGTCACAATAGACAAGACGGTGGTCGCTTAATTCTGCACTTTCTTGACTTACGTGAGCATTTATCAACCCAAATCCTTTAGCACAAATGATGTCGAGAGCCGAGTCACTCGGTGGCGTAACATTATTTCCTGCATATGTAGATTCTTTAGGCATGTAGTCCATCATGGACATCCGATACCCAGCAGAAACGAGAGGAGCCATTTCTTCTTCTTCCGATGGTCCGCCGTTGATTTCACCAATGTTCCAGTCCGCAGCGATAATGACGTATTTTGCAGATGCGTACCTTTCTACAAGATACTGGATTTGATTGGTTCTTTTTTCGTAATCTTCCCACGACAAATGAGTCTCGCACATTATTACAAGGTCGCCGTCCAAATCGACAAGCATTTCGCTAAACAATCTGCCACCCGCCGTATCTGCCGGGAATGATTGCCAAGAGAACTGGAGAATTTTTAACCCGTTGGAATAAAACGAGTTCATTGAATAACTAGCTTTCAGTCCAGGATGTTGTTGTTCAAAACACGAATAAACGGCTTCGGAAGATTCCGTTTCATCCGTTGCAAAGTACGGGTCGTCTTCACATACTCCCAAAACATCAGGATGGATTGAATTTATAAATTCCCTAAAAGCAGATTGTTTTTCCGATTTTTCTTCAGGCGTAATAGTAGGGTCATCATCTTTTCCCATCGCAAAATGCCCGATATTCCAATGCGCATATCTCAACTTTTGGAAAGTACCTAAAGGCTTTTGTGTTCGAGTAAATTTTTTAACATCATATACAACGCCCATATTTGCTCCATCATGGACGGTTAAAATCAAATAGGCTCCATTACCAGGAATTGTTATATCAATACTTGTATTTCCAGAAACAACAGTCCTATTAGTTGAGATTCCAGCAAAAGGAACTGCGCCGGACGTATGGTCTCCCGGAACATAATCAGAAGTTACAACCGCGAAATTACCGGAATAATTTGTCGGTATAGAAATAGTGTACTTCTCGCCCGGTATAACTGGCAACGCCTTGTGAGACACGTTCGTTCCAGAAAACCATCCACCGGACCCATTTAGAGCACCCTTATATGTAGTAAGGGAATCAATAGACACAAGTGTCTTGTAACCATCGCTCAACATTCCGACAAGACTTTCGGCAAGTTTTACATCAATAGATTTTTTTATCTCCCACGAAACTTTATTTCCACCGCCATCTACTATATGCAGAATCAAGTAACCAGCATCTACACCAGCAATTATCGTAGTAAATGCGTCCGGTTCAACAACCTGCCGCCCGATATTTTGAATAGCAAATTCAACATTTCCCGATGTATGATTTCCAGGAACATAGGATGGAGTAACTACCGTTAAATTAGCAGCCCTGGAAGGCTTAACACTAATCGTATCACCTGGATTTACAGGAACTGCAATGTGTTTTCCAGCGTTCAGCCACGCCGTAGACGTGCCAACAATTCCGGTATACGACTCAAACTCAAAATAATCAACATTTTTAATAAAATAATCTTTAGTTATCGCCTTGCCCGCAAAGAGTTCGGCAAATTTATTTCTTTCTGTTTTCTTCAATACATCAAAAAAAGTTTTATTTGCCGCACCATCAACAGTGCATAAAAGCAAATATGCAGCATCCGCAGGAGCTATGGCCATTTTTTGCGTATTTATGTCAATCTGCTGACGACTTGTTCCAGAGCAAAAAGGAACTGCCCCGGACGTATGGTCTCCCGGAACATAATCAGAAGTTACAAAAGCGTAAAGTCCGGCGGTCGCAGATGTCGATTTTGGAGTAATAAGAAATACATCGCCGGGGTGAACCGACACGGCTGTATGTTGTCCACTAGAGAACCACGTACCATTAGTAGCGATCCCTCCAATGTGTTTGTCCATAATAGTCGTAGGGGTTTCGGACAATGCATCAGCTTTTGATAATTTTGTGTCAATCACCTCATTATTCGTTTCGCTGCCGGGACCATCAGAAGAGTTACTAACAACGAATTTGTCACCTGGCTTTGCAGCGGTTCGAGCGGGAAGACTTTCAACAAACTGCTCGTAGTTTACAAATTCCAATTCAGAAGCCATTTTTCAATCCTCCTTACGCCTTGCCGTTGACTGCGAGAACAGCCCAGGTGTAGCTAATGGTGCCAGTGGTGGTATAAGTTCCGACACATACGAATTCGCGGAACGAATTCGGATAAAACTTTACTTGCGCGAAAGTGCCAGAAGTATCGCCGAAAGTAGTTACTTGTGTGCCGCCCGCCTCGGCATTCGTGCAGCGGACGCGCTTCACCTGGCCAACTTCCCAGTTTTCCGCAAGCTGCCAAGCCTGCTGGCCCTGAAGCTCCGGCTCGTCTGTTGTGTACTCAAAGTCAACAAGCGCCGTTTCAAAACGTTTCGTCGTCTTAACAGACGCAGCTTCAAGCGCACCGACAATCAACTTTCCAGACGTTCCGGAAAGCATCGGGATATATACGCCAGCAAGATTCAAGTCGTCATCGCCGTTCATCGCAAAGCCGATAAAGATGGACCATTTTTTTATGCTGATCGAACCCGTGTTGTAACCAACAGAAATAAAATTCGGAGAAGCATTAGCCCAATACGGCACAATAACGACAAGGCTCCCCTTTGCGACAAGTCCATCAATGTCAAAATCTTCGGCTACGTGGAAAATAGCAGTATTCCCAGAAAATGAGCTTACGTCGACATCGCCCCTAGTCGTATAATCGCAGCGGAATCCAATCTTTTTCAACGTCGCCCAAAGCTGAGCATCATTGCTCGGATCTAGAGAACCGCCCGCTTCAGTAACGACATTGCACAGTTCGCGTTGGACGCTGTTGAACCACGCCGCATTCAAGTCGGTCGGCGGGATCGCCTGGCCTTCGTCGCCATCGGTAAATTCACCACCACTTGTCGCAGTATCTGTATTTATCTTGTGCATAAAAAACTCCTAGACGATAATCATGCGCTGGTCCGTCGCGCTCGGGACAATCGGATTCCCGTTCATGTCAGTAAGTACGCGGACAACGTAGCTGTAAATAATTTTCACGTGAGACTGCTTGACTCGATCGAGCACGCTTTCGATTTTCTTGTCGCGAGCTCGGCCAAGCGAAGAATTGCACGGCGACTTGCAGTTCATTCCGTAAGGATAGTAGCTGTCACGGTACACCTTGACCATGACAACGAATCCGGCACGGTTGCCGTATTTAGAAGGCACCCAGGACGGGAAAACGGCAGGCGCATTCGCATACTCGAAAATGTCGTAATTCACATCCATCAAATCAAGAATCGACTTCAGGTACGGAACCGTCGCACCACCCTGCTTGCGGGCGACACGGATGATTTCGGATTTGCGGCCCTCGTCGGTATCGCGGACTATCCCCTGCCAGGGCAAGGCGAGCTCGTTTTCCCACACGCCGAAATCCGTCGTGGACACGGGCGACATCTGCAAGACAAGATTCTTCAGCATGTCGTACATGTACGCGAGCGCAAGAGCGATGCCAGCAATCAGCTTCGACCAGTTCGAGCCGTTTTCGTACTCCCAAGCAAAACCACGCGGCATCAAGCTATCGAGCAAGCGAACAAAAGACGATTCCTGGCGTTCCTGCAGCTTCGTCGTGCACAAATCTTCATACGCCACAACATAAAGAGTCAATTCTCCGGAAGAGCTCACGCCGTCGCGGATTTCAAAAGAATACGTTCCAAGTTCGCTCGGAGCATTGAAACAGATGAATTCATCATCGAAATCTACCGGCGAATAGTCGCGGCCGGAAATTCGAACAACACAAGCATCGTTAAAGCCGACGCCGTAAACCGTAACGACGCCGCCCGCACCAGCTTTATATTTATTCGAATCAACAATAAACATCATTCACCGTTCTGGAAATCAGTTGTAATTTTTGCAACTTCGCCGATTTGGCTGTTTGGGTAAAGATCCAAGACAAACATCGTTACAGCGTTTCCGTTTTTCGTCACAGAGTTAATGGCGAAAGCTTCCGCGATGCTGTTGTTCCTGACATAGTCTTCGACTTGCTGGAAAAGCAACGGGTTGTCGCCAGGACCAAAAGACTTGAACAAAGAGTCAAAAGCAGCGTTCACAGACTGGAAAACTTCATCGTTGAACGGTGCCACCGTAGCCTCGACAGCGAAAGCTGCAGGGGTAGCAGAGAAAACGCGCACATCGGCAGTCACCGGACGACGAGCCGGAGCGTTGATGTAGTTCGCAACTTTCGCCACGTCCGAAGAATCGACGGAAATTTGCGGTGTATGGTAATTTGCCAAGACCACACACACGGAATTAACGTTCGGCTGTTGCGCAACCACAAATGCTTTAGATACAAAATCGAAACGTTCGGCCCAAATCTTGTAATCGCTGTCTGCACCGCCCATCGGAGCGTTACGTTCGCGATAAAGCAGGCGTTCGCGATATTCCTCGGCAGTCTCGCCCCACACCTGGTCGACGCCATCGATGGACACGACGGTCGAATAGCCGCCAAACAGGCCAAGCTCACCGGAAACGGTACAAGTCGCTTCGAGGCCCGCCGGAGTCGCGTCACGGAATTCTAGAGCCGTTCCCACATCGGCGTTATAATCGCCGCCTGCAGCGGCAGCGACAACGCGAATCTTCTTGTTCGTGGCAGAAATGGATGCAGCAAGCAGCGTTCGATATTCAAGGCGGGTCAGCGGGTCGACAAGGTAAGTTCCTGCGGGCACGGTTGCCGAGCTGGAACCGGCCGCAAGAGTAACTTCGGCATACCCTTTCGCATAGGTCGGAGCCTTGTGCGGCAGCTCAAATTCGACGCCGAAACCATCGAGCGCCGACACTTCGCAAGTCGTTAAAAAGCGGTTTTTCCAGATGCGCTTGCACAACAGCGAAATCATGTAAAGAGAGCCGCCGATAACGCTTGCAATCACCTTCAGAACGCCCTTACGCAGAACAGCCGCGCCGGAGTAGAACTTCAGCGCGAAAGCGGAATCGACGTAGCGAATAAGGTCCTGTAAAGATTTAAATTCCATTGGTCGCAATCCAGTTCAGTTCGTAGCGATAATCTTCAGAAACGCCATCAGGTTTTTCGATGACTACAATCAAGTCGAGCGAATCTTCGCCAATTACAGGCTCGCAGCTCACGTTCTTGGCAACGCCGTCGTCAATCATCCAGCGCAACGCCTCAATGACGAGAGCCTTCACGTTCTCGGCAGTCTCGTCGGTAAGCTTGCCCGGAAAAGCTTCGTAAAGGTAGCCGCCGAGCGTTCCGACAGGATCAAGCGCGTCAGCCCACCATCCGCCGATTTGCGGATCAAGAACGGCCACGCCGAGCTTTGCGTTGCGGTCGCGGGCATAGGTACCGATGGAGATTCCGACCGCATTGAAAAGCGAATCCGTCAACAGCAAGTCGTTGGATTTTTCATCAAAATCCAAGTCGAAAGAACCGTTCGGCATCGCTTTCAAAGCCAAGTCGCTCATATCCAAAAATTAACCCGCAAGGGCTTTTCTCGTGGGTCCACAGTCTCATCTTATTAGCTGATGATTCCGGTGCCGGTTACGGGCCCGCCGGTCGCGCTAGTGCCGGTCACGGTGACGGTCGCGCTCTTGATGTAGGCGTCGATGGCCGTCGCGATTTTCTCAGCAGCCTGCTGCGCCGTGTTGTCTGTGTTGCTCAAAATAGATGCAAGTTCAGCTTGCAAAGTCGCTTTTACTAGAGGCATATCAGCTCCCAGGTTTAGGTGGAGACGTCGGACCAGCGCCTGACCCGTGAATGTGCGTAGAAACACGCACCTGGTTCGGCTTCTTGTTGAAAACAATCACATCTTCGGAAACGTGCATTTCGCCATCGACATCGACGATGCCGTTGGCCGACTTCAAGAGAATAGATCCGTCCTCTTTCAGAAAAACTTGCTGGCCGAACGGAGCTACGAGACAAACTTCGCCTTCTTTGAGGCTTTTCCGCAACGCCGATTCCTCGCCGTTGCAGGCCACCACGACGCCGTTTCCGCGATTGCCGCCCACGAATAGGGCCACGCCCGAAACTTCGCCCTTGGGCCGCGAAACGAGCCCGAATTGCTGTACAAAATCAAGCCCGCGACGCTTTTCGCCCGCAGTGAGCTCGACATCGGCAACATGGGCCCCGGAATCGTAACGGCTGGCAACGATAACACAGCGACCTACAATCAGCCGCACGCGCTCGATTAGCGATTGAATAGAAGCAATCATCCGTGCACCGCCTTGCTGATTTGTTCCCACACTTTCGGCGTCTTCTGCTTCGGAGCCGTTACCTTCTGTGGCTTCTGCACTTCGGGCTCCGGCTCGTAAGAATCAACCGGCACAAGTGTCAAGTTGGTCAATTCGCCATCATTGCCCCAGTCGTAATCAACCTGGCTCACAATCATGTCGACAGGATCATCCACAAACAGCGTCGGCGAAACTATCGAGCAAATCAAGCCTGGCTCCCACAGGTGAATTTTGTCACGACGCCAACCCTTGACCGCGACATTGAAAGAAATGCTTTTCGCCCTCCTGATAGACATTTCCCAGGCGGCACGGGCCTCGACAGTGTCCTTGTCGATAGCGTCGGAATCCACGATAACGAGCGGCCGGTTGCGCACGGTCGGGTCGCTCTTATGGGCCATGATCTTTTTCTTGGCGTCGCCCGTGCCGTACACGTAGTAGTCGGAATAAAGCGCATTGGCGTTGTAGCCAGCCGAAGCAGAAAGCATGTTTGCGCCTTCTTCAAGCTTCGGGCCACGCGGACAATTGCTCGGCTTCACGACAAAGACCTTGCCCATGCCGTTGCTGCACGGCAAGAATCCGCGCTGTCGGCACAACTTCGAAATCGCATCCAGGGCCCGTGTTCCAGGATCAACTGAAAAATTCTTGATAGCCGCACCGAAGTCGACGCCGTAAGGATTGTAGAAATTCACGCCGAATTCTCGGCAAATATCAGAAATGATTCGGTCGGCAGGCTTGTCAAGCCATTCCATTTGCGACGTGACACAGCAGTCCACCAGGTCGCACGTCATTTCGTAGCCGCGCACGCTCAAGTCGGCAGAACCTTCGTCGAAGCCGACGGAAAGCGGGCCCACAAAACCCTTGACAGCACCGACGCCATCGATGTCGACTTCCACCAGGTCACCGCTAAAAAGACGCACGCGGTTGCCGTCTGCATCGTGGTTTGCCAAGCGCAAATTGAACCCCGCCGCAATATTGCCGAGGCTCCTGGTGATGCTCACGCTAGTCCAGGCATCAAACTTGAAACCGTTCGCAAAGACTTCAATCATTTGCTAAGTACCTTCACAAATCGACGATCAATGGCTGACGGGTCAGAGATTTCGTTGCGGTCGATAATGTCTTCAATGCGGTCCAAATTGCCGTATGTATCGAAGGCCACCGTCAGCACGTTCGAAATGTCATTCAGCGGTTTTTCCACGACAACCGCAAGCCCGGATTTCACGTCGCGCAAGAACTTCAGCGCGATTGCCAGCATGTCGGCAAGGTCGGTGTAATCGTCCACAGAATTCACGCGGGCCATAGCAGCTTCAAAAGCCGCATTCAGGGCCTCTTCGGTCTCGTAAACCTGAAGCGAATTGTCGTAGCTGGATTCCAAAACGCACTTGACAGCCATACTCGCCGAAGACATCAGCGACAAGCGCTGCACCATCGAACGCATCGCCGACGTGGTCGTTTCCTCGTCGTCGATTTCCACGCGCGACATTAGCGTCAAGCTTTCGTTCGTGTACGTGTTCCAGTCTTCGTCGCCATCGAACGTCTCGCGAGTCATCGTGAGAAGATTCTGCAAGCGATTCGCGAAGTCACCAGGCGTCTTCATGATGAGCCCGATGTTGTCGCGAATCTGCGAAAGATTCATGACAAACATTTCGACGGAGCGCATACTGTTACGTGCACTTTCGATGGCATCCAGAACGTCATTTGTCGCATCCACCGTAGACTGCACGACGCTCGCAGCCTTGCCCGCAATGCTGAAAGCCTGCTTGAACAATGCCGCCGCCCTCGACAAGGAGCCGTCGGCTTTTGCAGCCGCCATCCCGTGCGTGTCGACAGAAGAGCGTTCAATCGCTTTCGGGTCCTTTTCCGGAACAAACGACACGTCGCCCGTGATGTAAGCCAGTTCAGAACTGTTGTGCGAAAAACTATAGCTTGTGCAACGCGCCTGGAACTTGCCATAGTACATGTGTACGAGCTCGAAAGCGCCCTCGGCATCGAAAGCCGCTTCCAGTTCGGAGCGCTTGGCCTCGGCATCGTCGCCGACGATGTAGATGCGGAGAGAAAACTGCTTGACGCGCCCGCCAAGATCCTCGTTGACGTGCAGATTTGTGAACGGCAAAGACGTTGTCGCAATGTTGCGCCCGCCACTGCTTTCAGACTCTTCGACAAAGAACGCAACGCCATTGTAAGAGCATCCGACGCACTTGACCGGACCGTCGACAGTGTCAATCGTTACCTTTTGCAGCGTGTCCAAATACGCCATTATACACCCCCGTCAAGCACGTAGCCGTAAGAGTAATCGAAATCGCCCTGCTTCGGGGCCTGCACCTTCACGCCTCGCGGCATGTTCTTGAAATCCACAGAGAACCTGTTTGTCGTCGTGGAGGACTTCTGCTGTACCTGGACCATCTTTTCAAATTCGCCGCCGATGTCGCCCTCGGTCTCGCCAAAATCAACATCGGAGAAAATCAAGTTACCGAGCACAGGAACAGCCTTTATCGCCTTCCGGATGCCTCGCGCAATGCCGTTGCCGACAGCATTTTCGAATCCGTCGGAAATAAAGTCGAAAATTCCATAGAAAGCTTCAAACCATTCGTCAATACATTCAAGTACGAACGATTTAAGCATATCCCAATTATCGTAAATGTCTTTAATGACAGAAATCCACGCCGTAAGGCCGACCGCACCAGCCGCAATCGCGGCAACGGCAGGCCCGCCAATAAGACCCACGAGGCTCGTCACAATGCCGATAATACTGCCAAGGCTCCCAATAATAGCCACGCCCAGAATCGTCTTAATCGGGCCCAGGAATTCAACGATGTCGGCCACGTAGCCAAAAATAGTCTTGACACCGCCCAAAATATCCGGAATCATCGGAATAAGCTTTTTAACACCACCCACAAACTGCACGCCAAAATCGCGCACAACCTTCTGAATTTCGGCACGGTTCTCGACAAAATACTTCGTGATTTCTCCGAACATCTGATTGAATACCGGCAGCAATTCGGAACCCACGAGAACACGCATGGAATTCAGCGTCACGTTCATGTCGGTAAGCGAGTCCTTGAAAGACTCGGCATTCTTGGCCGTCTCGTCACCGAAGCCACCGCCAAGATCCTCGAAGCGCTGCAGCAAAGCTTCAACGCCCGCACTCCCGGAAGAAAGCATTTCGCCGAACTGCACGCCGGTCCGGCCAAAGATGGACTGCGAAACAAAATTGCGCTGCGATTCGCTCAGCTTGGTGTAGGAATCCGAGAGATTCAGCAGCAGTTCGCGCTCATCCTTGTATGCCGCAAGTTCTTTCGGCAAGAGCGCCGACAGCATCTGGTTTGCAGTCTTGTCACCGCTGCGGGCCTTGCCGAGCGTTATGCTGAAGCGCTGCATTCCGGAATTGAACTGTTCGAGCGAAACGCCGGAGCGCTCAGCAGCAAAAGAAAACGCCTGGAAATCCTTTACAGACATCCCAATCAGGCGAGCAGTCTTTGCAACCTTGTCGCCTTCGGACGCGAATTCGTCCATGAAGTTGTATGCCGAGGTGAATGCTTTCTTGATGTTGCCCGCAATGCCGACGACGCCGCCGAGAACATTCTGCGAAAGCTGGGTGATGTTCATCCACTTCTGCGAATTCGCAAACTTTGTCAGCTCGCCGTGGACCTTGTTGAACGTCGTACCGATGCCCGTTATATTCTCGCGCAAGCTCTTGACGTCTTGGTTGGCTGAACCAAGCGAAGCCTTGTTCGTACGGAAATTAAGCAAGTATTCGAGTGCGCGCATTGCCATAGCTCTATTGTACCTTTTTTGTAAACGCCAAACGGTCGTGCAGTCTTATGAAAGAAAAGCGGGCACTAGGCCCGCTTTGTTGCTATTTTCGTGGGAACCACGACGAATATTTCCGGAGAGCCTTGTAAGAATATTCGACCTGCGAGCACGTCATCTTCATAATGGCATCGTATGACCAGTGGAACATCCCGGCAAACGCCGCAAAACATTCCTGGAAATCGACAAACTTGCCATCAACAGCCACGCCGATTCGCGTCACGCCGTCTTTTCTTACGACTCTCCATCCGCTAAAAAACCTTGTGCCATCTTCGCAATCGCACGGATGTCTTTTCCGGACATTCCCCGCACAAAAGCAACCGGCTTGTCGATGGCGTGCGCGACGATTGTTATCATCGCGGTGCCTTCCTTGCTGCCAGCGTTCCCGATGGCTTCAAGGTCGGCTCCGGTGAAATCCTCCTTGACTTCGACCGTTTTCACGAGCTCGCCGTCAATGTTGGGACAGGGTTTCTTCAACGTGTATTTTGCCATAAATTTTTACTCCTTTTTTATGACGGTTGAATGTGTTTTTTAGTCAATGACTTTCTTGACGTACATGCCGCGAGCGCGCATCGCGTCCTTGAAAGTCGTGATGTCATCGCCGTCGGAGAACACCAGAAGCGATTCAGCGAATTCGCCGCAGTAGGCGATCTTCGCAAACGTGTTGGCCTTGGCATCTTCCAAGAGAACGGCCTTCGGATTCTGCAAGGCGGCAGTCGCGCTGTCGCTGTCGACGATGGACCAGAATTCCTGGCCCTTGTCCTGGCCCGTGGTTTCGACGGTCAGGTCACCGGCAGTCACGCCGGAATCTGCAGCCGGTTCGGCAACGATGGTGATGTTGTTACCAGCCCAGCCCGCAGTCTTGGCCGTAAGTTCAAGCTTTCCAGAAGTGTTGTCAGCAGTCACGAGAGCAGAGCCGGTCGTGGCGTTGTTGATGAGAGCCTTCAGGCCCGCAGCGATGTCGGACACCGTGTCGCTTTCGGCGATGGCGTATTCAAACTTGACGCCGCCGATGGTCACGGCGACCTTCTTGGTGGCAACCGGAGTCGCACCCGTGAATGTGATGGACTTTTCAGCCGCGACAGCAGAAGTCGGAACACCGGCAGAAGCGAGAACAGTGCCAGCTTCGGCATCGGCACCATAGATGAAACCGTTGTCCATGACGACGTTTCCGGTCACAATCTGGTCGTAAAATTTTGTTTCAACAGCAGGAGCTTGCATTTGAGCCTCTCTTTTTTAGGTTTTGAATAAGTTAAGCCGGACAGAGGATTCGAACCCCTCGCCAGAGCCGCTGAAACCCGTGGAAAACAGCGGCCCATGCGCCCAAGCGTGCCCGGAATGATTTAGGTCAGTTCCTTGCCAGGAGTGCCTTCGAAAGCGAAGTTGATTTCGCCTTCGGCACCGGCCTCGGATGCGTCACCGCTGAACGCCGCATTCGAGATGATAACCGTCTTTCCGTTCGGCTTCTCGATCTTGACTGTAGCGTTTTTCATCTTGCGGAGCAGCACGAGGTCAAGGTCACTCGTGTCCGTGAAAGTCCCGGAAACGGACGCCTTCGTGTTGCGCACCTGGTAGCCGTGAGCACGGCCGTCTGCACCCATGATCAACGTGCGCTGCTCGCCACCGATGTCGATGGTCGGGTCGCCTTTCAGGTTCATCTGCACGCCGTTCACGGAGAGCTTGAAAATTCCACCAACGTCTTCTAATGCCATGATGTACCTTCCTTATTTGAACTGGAGTTTGGACTTGCCGATGAAGAACTGGCTGATAAGCTCGGCCGGAATCAAGAACTGCAAAGCAGTCTTGTCGTCCGGGTCGCGCATGACAACCAGGTTTTCCTTGAAGGAATCGAAATTCTGCACGAGCGCCTTGCTCATCCAGTATTCGTAACGGCTCAAAAGTTCGCCTGCACCGAGCTTCGGAGTCATGACCGTCTGGCCAGGGCCGAAGTCGTTGCCGTCATCCGCAAGCTTTGCGTGCGGGTAGCGAGAAGCCATGTAGTTGTTCCAATCCCAGCGCAAGTAGCTGAGTGTGAACACTGTTTCCACCTGTTGATAACTTGTGTCGGAAGCTCCGGCAGGAGTCGTCTTGTAGGTAGTCACCATGCGCTTCAGGTAAACCGTTCCATCGTTGCCGGACACGAGCAGAGCGCAACCGGCACGCAAAATAATGTTGTTGTTTTCGAGGCCAAGACGATCTTCGGGCTTCGGCGCAATCACACCCTTCACGGCGTAATTGGTGAGCGGTGCAGCCGGATCATTGAGCGCAATCGGAGCGATGCAGCCACACACGGCCGCCGCGACTTCGAAGCCAGGAGTAGGAGACTTCGGGAGTGTCGGCAACATGATGACCTGGCTGTTGAGTGCAGAACCGCGAGAAGTGAACGCGCTTGCGGCACCGTTAATCGAGAAGAACACCACGCCCGTCTGCTGAACAGTAGCCGTCCAGCGTTCGTCAAGAATTTCCTTGATGTAGGCAATGTTGGCAGCTTCGGCAGAGCCGGAAATGATAGCGTTGAACCACGTTCCGTCGATGATGCTGGCAATGCCCGCATCTTCGTAGTCGGCATCGGCACCGCCGCTCGCCATAGCCACCACGGCGAGAGTCAAGCCTGCAGGCAGCTCTTCGCCCTGGTAATGGTTGTAACGGATGTCGATGGAGTGGCCAAGCGAACCAGCGTTCTTTGCCGTGAGCGTCACGACGTTCGTCGCAACAGAAGCGGTCACGGGAAGATTGTTTTTCGCATTGATTGCAGCGGCAATCTTCGTCGCCACGTCGGCAGATGCGTCGGTCGCGGCAACGTTCACCGGCACAGACTGACCGCCAATCATAAGGCGAATCACGCCAGGGTTGGCAAGGCCGGACGTTCCGGAAACGGTTGCCGTGATGGTGCCAGTTGCAGCAGCGCTTTCAGCATCGTCGGCAATCGGCAAAGCCCAAAGTTCGACGTTCTTGCTGTTCTTGCGGAAAGCACGAATCATCAAGGCAATCTGGCTGCCAGCGCCAAAGTAGGCGTCGGCCTGTTCGTCGGAAGTAATCTGGACAAGCGTTCCGTCGTAAGTCGATTTAGTCGACAGAGACTGGCCGATTATCAGGTTCTTCCAAGGCATAGCGCCGCCTTTTACTGCGTTCGAATTATCAAATTCGGTCGCAAAAATCGGCACCAAGTTGTTAGCGGGAATTTCTACAAACTGCATTTTCCCATCTCCTTTTAAGTTCCAGTTACAGGTCTCACGTTAGTAACGAATTCTTGTTTATTCGCATTGCCCGAACCAAGCGAAAGCTCGTTCTTTGCTTTCAAGAATTCGTCTGCAGGCGAAGTCCTGTTGATGACAATGCTCCATTCGCATCCGAAAACGATTCTACACATTCCTCGCGCCGCTTCGTCTTCAGACAAATTGTTCACAAGCGATTTGAGATAAAAACGGGTGATGTCGCCGTTGTGTCCAACCTTGACCGTCGTTTCCAGGCTCGTGATGATGGACTTTGCAATATTGTCGATGTAGTCCGCAATGCTCGATGTCGATTCCGTCCCGTTAGTGTGGGCAAAATCGGCAACGTTAGCGCGACTATACACATCGATATTCATGTCACCAGTCGTCACGTAAAACCTGGGCGACGAGCGGTTGTCCTCGAACGTCACATTCGGAATGTTCACAATGCAAATCGTTTCTTCGTCGGGCCAAATTTTGGAAATCCGGTCAGCGAAAACATTCGCACCGAGGCCCGCCAAGTTCAAGGAAGCAATCTTTGTGACAATCGCATTCTTGAAATCCCAGATACAGGACAAGCTTCTTGGCTGCGGATCAGGCATTGGAAATCACTCCATATTTGCAACGGTAGCAGACAACACCGTCTTTTTCAAAAACATAATCGAGAGCAATAATCTTGATGGCAGTATGGAAGTCCGTCGACGCAAGAGTGAAAACATCGCCCTTCGCAGGTTTGCCGCCAGGCAGGTCCGCCTGGCGAACAAACAAACGAGGGAAGTGTTCAATCGCAGTCGATTCGGCTCCGAGATCATTTTGAACAACCGGAGTGTCATACAGACCTTGAAGCGTGACGGAAATATTGCCGCGCGTCAAGGTGACCATTTCACCGAATTCATCAACGTTGAAGAAATTCGTGCAAAGGTCTTCTGCAAGGTCACTCCGGAAACTCATTAAAGGACCTTGGCGACAACGAGAGCGTCGGGCTGGGCAACGTAGGCAAGCGGAGCGGAAGCACACTTCAGCCAGCGGCCGGACGGGTCTTCTTCGTCCCAAACCTTAGAGAAGATTTCGCCGACAAAGTTGCCAGCCTTCATGTCTTCAATCATGCCGAAGTGGACGTTGGCGGCCATCTGGTCGCTGAATACAGCCACGTAGTCAGCCGGAACGATGCTTGCAATGCTGCCAGCAGAGTTCTCGTAAGTCTCGGTTACAGCCCAGAGACGAACGCCATCGGAAGTGTAGCCGAGGAACTGAGCGCCGTTTTCCTTCTTCTGCGGGTCAATCTGAGCGAACTTAGCAGTGTTCACGGAAAGCTGCTTCAAGACCTTGTCGTTGCCGCGGAAAGCCTTCTTGGCGTTAGCACCGAACACGACGTCAGTTGCCGGAAGGGCAGAGTCGCTTTCGACGATGTCGCACCAGGCATCGATGTCTTCGAGCGGAGTGGCAGTGCCTGCGCTCCACAAAGCGCCACTCGTGAGCGTAATCTTGTGGGAATCGTCCAGACCGATGTCGAAAGTCTCGATCACGTTGCCATTGGCGTCGTAGTTGTTGACTTCGCCAGTGAAGAGAGCATCGGCGCACATCTTTTCGATGGTGGCGTAGATGCGGTTGACCATGTCCTGCTGTTCCTGGCCGAGCTTGAAGGCGATGCGACCATCGATGGTCTTCACGCCATCAGCATAGCTGAACTGCTGACCGGCAGCACGCTTGGCGATGCCGAAAGCCTTCGTGAGATTCTTCAGCGAAATCTGATTCGGGCCGAAGAACTTGGTGGTGACACCGATGGAAGACTTCACGGTGGATTCCTCGCCTTCACGACGGAACGGAGCGAGCTTCTTGGAGCCCTTCACGATGTCGACGGCGATCTGGGTGGTGTCGTGCAGCTTCGGCGCAAAGAACTTGCGGAAAAGCCAAGGACGACGGGGAAGATTCTGGTTGATAAAACCAGTAAGGGTGGTGGCGTCGGTCAAATCGTAAGCCATGTTTTACCTCTTTTTGTTAAACGTTTTTGCGGATGAAGATGCCGCGAGCGCGAAGCGCATCCTGGTGAGTGTACTGGGTATCGGAGCCACCGGCGTTCAGTGTGACATTCAGTTCGCCCTGGAAGCAAGCCATGATGGTAGCAGAACCTTTGGCTTCAGTAGTGACAGCTTCGAGAGCCACGCACACGGGAACCTTTTCGCTGGCAGTACCGCTGCCAGAATTGCACTTGGTGAAGGTTTCGCCATCGGCAGAAATACCGCCGGAAGCGAGAACGGTGCCGACCGTGATGGTCTGGCTTGCACCAATCTTGACGGGCATCGCCTTGAACTGCGGAAGTTCACCAGCGACGAGATCCTTGTAAGTTCCGGTAATAGTGTCCTGCATTAGTTCACCTCCTTGGACTTAGCGGCAGCCTTGAAAGCGTTCGCGATGTCGGCGTCAATCGGGTCTTCGATAGCGCTCACGCCACCGGCGACTTCCTTGCTCGCACTGTTGGCAGCATCAAGCTTTTCCATAGCCGTCTTGACTTCCTTGTTTGCAGAAGCCTGAGTCGCCTTGGATTCAAGTTCTGCGATTTTCTTCTGTGCGTCAGCGAGAGCACCGCGCATCTTGTCGAAAGCGAAGTCCTTGGCGTCGGCAACGGACTTGCCTTCGTCGATAAAGGTCTTAGCTTCGGCGTCCAGGCCAAGCCCAGCAAAAGCGGACGTGATACCAAGGATGCGAGCGCGTTCCGCTTCGGCAGCAGACTTTTGCAGCGCTTCAACATCAATCTGTTCAGCGCCGTTTTTTGCGTTAGGATTCGGCATAGAGCCTCCATTTTGGTTGTTCATGTGTTCAAAAACTTCATCGAGAGTCATGACAGCATCGGCAAGGCCAGCATTTACGGCATCAACGCCGACAAACACGTCTCCCTGGCCAAAGTTGTTCATGACAGTCTCGGTATCGACGCCGCGATTCTGAGCGACGGTCGAAATAAAGACTTTCGCGAGAGCGTCAAGTTCCTTTTCAATTTGCGAACGGCCTTGAGCCGTGTCGGGAGTCGGGGCCTTGTTCGGAGAAAGCGTCGAGCGGACAACGGTCACGGCGTCGTTGCTGGTCTTGCGGAACACGCAAAGCACGCCGATAGAACCGAGAGAAGCACTTTCGCTGGCATAAACATGTTCGCACGCGCTACCAATCCAGTAGGCAGCGCTGCACATTTCTCCGGAAGTATGGGCCACGATGCCCATCGGTTTTTCACCGCGATGGCTCGCAATCTTTGCGGCCAAATCGCTCACGCCGTCAACAACGCCACCAGGCGAATTCAGCTCGAATACAATGCCCTTGACAGATTCGTCGGCAACGACCTCGTCGAACGCTTCTCCGATGGACTGATAAGTGTCTTGGCCAAACCAAACAGCATCGAACGTGTTGCGATGCGCAAGAGCGCCGTCGACATTGATGACCGCAATGCCGTCGTCACGACGTTCAACACATTGCTGGATGTTCCATTCGCCGTTATCTTTTTGCGATTCACCCCACCAATCGACAAAACTGGAAGCCATATTTTCGGCAGCTTCCTTGCGAATGGCAAAACGGTTCGCGTTGATAAATTTCAAAAAACTCTTTTTCATTGGTCAACCTAAGCAAAAAGTAAGTGTCAAGAGCCTTTTCACGCCTTTTTCAGTCTCATCTTAACTTTGACCGCCGTCACCGCCATCTTGCGGGCCGTCATTCGTTTCCTGAATCGAAACGTTCTGCGATTTGTTGACGGTGCCCGGATCAGGCAATTCGTAACGAGCGCGAATCTTGCGTTCTTCGGCAAGCTTCGCCGCAATGACGGAATATTCGTTGCCACAAATCTTGCGGCAAGCCGTATCGCGGTCGATTAGCTGGTTGTCGAGCTGCATGATGATTGCCTGCGTTTCCTTGGTCGGGTCAAGCATGAAGCCCGCGTCGGAATCCCAACGGCAAGAAGTCCACAGCATGTGCGTCAGCGGGTTGTCGAAAAATCCGGGAGCCTTGATGAGGCCACGGGCGACGCACGCCGTCAGGAATTTTTCATAAATCGGCTGGCAATAGTTCGCAATAAAATTGTACTTGATTTTCTCGAAGCTCTTGCGAGATTCCAGCAAAGCCGCTCGGACCGCGTTGTAAGAACTGTTGAAAAAGTGTTGAACTTGTTCAGAACTTATGCCGAGCGAGGCTGCGGCCCCGCGCTGGATGTAGTCAACAAACGGGCTGTAATTTGCATTCGGCCTGGAAGCGTTCGCAAACTTGATGTCCTGGGCACCGTTCAGGCGAATAATTCCACCAGGAGCAAGCTCGACGGCATCCATGTCGTTCGGAGCGACCTTCTGATCTTCGGCAACATTCCCCAGCAAAGGTTCGCTGTTCTCATCCTTGTTCATGATGAGCACGGTGAACATCGAAGCGACCACGGCAGCCATCAATTCGCTGTCCTGGTATCGCTCCAACTGCTTCATCTGCATAATCATCTGCGCCATCATAGGTACACCGCGACGCTGGTCGCTACGGTCACAGACGAAAGAATGAATCACGTTGCGGGCACCCAACGGGTCAAAGGCGTCGATGCGCACGGTTTCAAAAATGTCGCTGTAGTTATTGATGCCATACGGCACCCTTTTCGTGAAATGGTAGGCAACAGGCTTCCCGCGCTTGCTCGTCTCGACGCCCATGCAGAATTCGTCCGTTTCAAGGCGGCCGAAAGGCTGTCTGCAGCGGTCGCTTTCCAGCACCTTCACGCTCAGTCCATACGGATTTTCGCTGTCGTATTGCGGCAGCGCAAAACATTCTCCGGTGATAGCCTGTATTTTGATGGCGAGATCCTGAAGCTGGTAAAAGTCGTTTTTGCCTTCGACATCGCACGAGATATTGTCGGCCCACAGGTCGAAATGTTTCTGCACCACGCGGGACCAGCTTTCAAGCTTTTCGCGGTCGATGCCCAAAAGTTCAAAATCCGGAATAGGCCGCGCCTTGATTCCGGAGCCAACAACGTTGACGTCAATGCTTTGCACGAGCGCGTGCACAAAAGTGTTGTTCTGGAATAGCGAACGCGCGCGAAGCACGAGTTTTTCGCGGTCAGTCCAAAGATCCCTATCTGCAGAACCTTCGGAAACGAAAAAAGCCCGAAGCGCTTCTATCAAAAGAGAAGCGCCCTTCCATGCAAGCCCGCTAGTTCCATTCACAGCCATCAAAACCTCAATGCGGAATAGCCCGCATCATGCGGACTCCACCACGGCCGCAAGCTTCATCGAGCTCGGCAGCCTTCAAACGGGATGCCCAGAGGGTTATCCCGTCACGAATTTCTTTCAAGTTGGCTCGCGTCAAGGTACGCCCGCCAATGGTATAGCTTTGGCCATTCAATGCCTTTTCTTCAGCGTCGAGATACATCTGCAGACGCTCACGGCAAGTTGTCGACGATAATAGAGCCATGCCAAAAAAGTAACCCGCGAAGGCTTTTCTCGCGGGTTGACAGTCTCATCTATTTTTTCGGATGGTCCAGGCACCATTTCAGGGCCTTGTCGAACTGTTCACTAAGATGCCGCCTAAAAGTTTTCTTAATCACTTCGTAAAAGTCCCAGTTTTTCTTGACTTTCAATTCGGGCTGCAGAACGTAGTAGAAATCAATCTTTGTGCGGTCTTCCTTGTTACGTTTTGCAATTACGTCCTTACCCTTGCTGGTAGCGCCCTTCATTATGAAGGCATGCGGATTTTTCACATGACCCCTGGTCTTTGTCGGATGCTTGAAATAATAGTCCAGCATTTTCGTCGCACGGGCACCCGTGATTTTACCGGCATTGTTGATTTTCACAGCACCCTTGCTGGTAGGAATCGCCAGCATCTTGTGCTGCTTGCCGTCTTTCTGCATTCCGGGCAATTTTACGCCACCGTCAGCCTGAATTTTGAACCAGTCGTGCGGGAAAGTGATGTCGACTTGCATGTCGAGGCCATCCTTTTTGCGGTCGGCCTTTTTCACAAGCACACCCTTGCGGATGTTCCGGCTGAAAAAGTTCTGGTTGTGTATATCGAAAACGCCTTGGAAACGCTTCAAAAGGTTTTCGCGCGCCATGAAAGCCGTATTGTTCATGGCCTGCTGGGCAGCATATAGCGAATCTTTCATATCTTGCTTCACTTGCTTCTGAATCGCGTCAGCGAATTCCTTGGCAGTGTGCGAAATTGATGTACTCATAGAGAAATCCCCCTGCTGACTTGACGCTGAACAGGTCGGGCCTGACGCTGTGCAGCCATGTTGCGCGTGAACTTGATTCCGGCCTCAGCCATCTTGTCGACATCGACACCCGACAGCCTCAATGCACCATAAGCATAATTTCTTGTGTCCAAAGCTTCATTTCTAGGTCTTATTTTTTTCCATGCCCACACGCGGGAACCCCTCACCCACTTCATCACGCGCTTTTCGCTCGTGAGCTGCGCGAAAAATTCGTCATCGTATTCGTCGATATTCGGAAAATGGCAGTAACCGTTCGCGTTGCGGTCTTCCTGGCACAAATTATTGAAAAGCTGGTCCTTGGCCACGTCGACACCCACCGTCACCACAGTTGCGTTCTGTTGCCTCGACTTGTCCGTACGCTTGGGCCTGCTCACCAGCGGGCGACCGACACCCGCCTTACCGATGCAGGCGAAAATGTTGCGATTTTCTCGCGGACCAGTAAAACGGTAAACATCTTCGGTGTGGTGGCCACCTGAGTCTATGAGCGTCGCCGCGATATACAGCTTGTCTCCGTTCGAATTCTCATAGCCCGCCGAAAGATGCCGGTCAAGGATTTCCCAGACGGCCTTTTGCGACGGATCACCCACAAGCACTTTTCGATGAATGCTGTAAGACTGCAATCCAGGAGCCCACCCGACGATTTCTAATTCAAGACGGTCGTCCTGGGTATCGACGCCGCATGTCAAAATCACGGCCTCGTCCGGAACTTCGGCACCGTAATCTTCGCGCCGAGCCATCAGGCCGTACTGGTCAAGCTGTTGTCCGGAATCAACAGACCACGCTTCGCCAAGGACGTTGTTGGTGAACGCCTTCAACTTGTTTATATCGCCCTGGGCTTCCAGGAATTCCGTCACGGCATCGGCCCACGAGAACCAGCCGAGCGGAGAATAGAGCGCCGAAATATGGAATGACGGATAAGCGCCTTTTTCGTTTTCGGGAATCCACACGCCAGCCGCCATCAATTCCGTCTTGTAGTGTTCGCCATACTCACCGCCGCAATTCGGGCACCGCATTCTCGCCGTCTTGACCAGGGAATTCCCTTCGGAATCGTGATCCCACACCATATTCGCCCACTGCCACTTGTGAAGCTGGCCGCAATGCGGGCACGGCACGTTGTAGTAACGACGGTCGCCAGCTTCGAACTTCTCGGTGATGCGGCACTCGCCTTCAATGCCCGGCGTCGAATTCCAGAAGCGCTTTTTTCGCGGAAAGTTTGCAGTTCTTTTCTTCACCAGGTCGCAAGCGTCACCCTGCCCGCCGCAATCCTTGGCCCATTCCGAAATTTCGTCGCACAGCGCAATTCGAATCGGCATCGAGCGCAAATTTGACGGCGAATTGCTCCAACCGGTAATGAGCGCACCGCCCGGAAATTCCTTCAGGTACATTTCATCGCCTACAAAGATGTCGTTCAGGCCCATCGCGCTAAATGCCGGAATCTCGCGCTGCTTGATGAAGCGCTTTGCGGTCTGTTCCGTCGTCTGGAATTGGCCAATCGGTGACGGACAGTGCTTGATGTAGTACAGCGCCGTGTTGATGAGGACTTCGGTGCCGCCGATTTGCGCACCCTTCATGAAAGCCACGTCGGTCGCCGCGCTTTGTGGCGAAAGCTCATCCATGATTTCGACCAGGTACGGCGTTCTTTCGTTGCTCCATCGGCCAGGTTCGCTGGATGCGCTTCCGGAAAGAATTCTGTTTTCGGCCGCCCACTGCGAAATCGTCATGTCGGGTGGCGGCATCAGACCGGCAAGGAAATTCCCTGCCACATAATCGACGTTCGCCTGCAGCGCATCCGAAAGCTTTTCCTGAACTTCAGCCATCACTACCTAGTCAAGAATGTTGTCAACCGTCTTGCTCGCAATGTCTTTCAACGAAGTCAGCGACGCCTTGCGGATTTTTTCGCCGATGGCGTGCTCGCTATCGTCGAAAATCTGCAGAATCTTGTCTTGCTCGATGCCGACCTGTGCGCAGCGGTCCCTGAACCATCCGACGATTTCAGGAGCCAGCCAGGAATACATCGTCATCATCTTGTCCTGGACGTTCGCGCCGAGCTGGTACACCTTCACGGCCACCGCATTCTTCGGAACCAGGCGACCTTCCATTTCGTCGGCCTTCAGCTTCGCCAAGCGGGCCATGTTGTACTCTTTTTGGGCCTTCGCGGTCGCCAAATCCATCGTTTCCTGGATGGCAGCGCCAAAATCCACTGCATTCAGATCCGAAGAAATCGAGCTCGGCGAATTCGGATTGTCGTATTCCGGACGATGCGCAACGGCCTGAGCCATTTCGTTGTCGAAACCGGCACGCATTTGCCCTCTGGTGGCCGTCGTGACGTGCCTACGGTCGCGCGTTTTCTGGAACTGGACTACCGAAAGTGTACGGTGAAAGCATTCCTTGCCTTTCGAATTCTCGAAAGAGTCGATTCTGTCGCATTTTTTAGCCTTGGTGATGGCCGCGCAAGAGACTCCGCACTGATTTGCCAAAGCCAGTGCCGTGATAAGCTCGTCATCGGTGTAGCTGTGTTGTTGACGCTTGTAATACATACTTGTATATTTACCAACGTGGTTTAAAACTTGGTTAAATTGGTCTTATGGTATGAGCGCAATGGAGTTTAACCCAACTGAAAATCTCAAAAAAACGGCAGGCCGAGCGCCTTCGAGACCACCCATAGGACAGCCGCCCAGTAGCAACTCTTTTGACGGCAGGGGTACTCCCCGCCATGGG